TCTCTTTAAACTGAGCGTATGTTAAACGCCCTGTTTCTTTTTCTGTCAAATTAAGCTTTGCCCTTGAGATGTAATATATCCACGAAAACGATAAGGGCTCAGACTCCTCTATTAAGTCGTCGTCGTCGTGTATTACTCGTTTTTTGAGTCAGCCTCGTCGCTATGCGTTGAGTCTATGACTAACTGATTAACTTGGGCTGTAGTCCTCTCGAGTCCCATATCTGTTAAAATTCTACCCACTTGCTTGTGAGTAAAAAGGGGCTTGTTGTCTCCGGTCTCCTCGTTGTGTATCTCAATGCCCTCGTTAAGCATTTCACGGAGTCCAAAGATTAGCGCCTTTACGTCAACCTCGTCGCCCTCTGTCTTGCCGTCAGTAAGCGCGCCCCACTTGTCAAGCGTACCGTACTCGGCTTGTATTGCCTCCATAACATTAAGATTAAAGTAGGCTTTAAGCTCCTCGCCTTTATACTTTACAACTGTGCTAACTTCTCTCATAAATTTTACTCCCTTAGATTTTTAAAAAAGCCCGCCCCGCAAAATGCAAGGCGGGCGCCGTTTGTTTTTGGATGTTATCCGCAAGCCTTAAGGCGTAGGCGGTGCAAAAACTGACTTAATATAAGCAACCGCGTCAGCCTTTGACGTGAATGTCTTGGCGTCGCTCCAGTCGCCGTTAGAGAGTGTCGAGACACGTCCCTCGATTGACGGAGTTGAGAACGTTACAGACTCGCCCTTTGTCTGTTCACTTTGGTTAGGCTCTGAAAACTTAACCTTGTAAAGAATTTCAGTTTTATAGACTCTAACGTTCTCGACAAGCTTGACGATAATACGACCGACGCCGACATAAGGGGCTACGTCGTTAGCGTTTCGCTTAACCTCGCCCGCCTCGCTTGTTTGGTGTCCTAACAAGTCGGCGAAAGTTGCCTCCCTGTCGTCGTCTACGCCAAGCGCAACAGTACCATTTGAGAACGTTGTATCAGACTCGGCAAGCACGTCGTCAGCGTAAAGCTCGGCGCTGTTGCTGTTGATTGATACATCACAGTTAACAGCCTTGCCAAGAGATTTGTCGCCGTCATAAATAGGCGCGCCGGTCTGTGCGTTCTCACCGGTAAGATGTGAATAGTAAAAGCTGTTAAGTCCTATTTTAGCCATCTGAAATATCCTCCTTGTTAGATTTTAATTATGCGGGTGAATAAACCGTACTTTCGGTAAAAGAAAAGAAATCATTTGAGCCAATATCGCACCAAATTGATTTATACTCGTCTTGGTCGTTAGAAAAAACAACTCCGTTAAATGAAAAGCCTGTAATATCGGTTCCAGTTTCGTAGTCATAGCTACAACAAGCACAACAAACCGCGACTTTATCAAGGTGCTTGGTTGTTTCGTCCTCGGGAGTCATAGCGAAATTAACAAATTTCGCAACGAGATTTTTACCCTCAAGAAACGCCTCTTTTATTTCCGTGAACGTCTTATCAATAACGGGGGTGGTAGAGCCGTCCGCTCTTGAAATCGTAATAACAAACGGCTCGTTTCCACCGACATTAAGAACGGTGGCAAGGTCGTCAATGTAGTCGCTAATCTTCTGATTATCCGCAAGCTTTGTGGAGTCGCCCCCGAGCTCTAAAAACAACGCCTTAAGAGCGTCGTTGATTGTCTGATTTTTTGACATTTTTAATCCTCCTCGTCAATTATTTGTATAGGTTTTGCAAAGCAAAAAGTTTTATGATAAAAGCCTGTGTCGCTGTCATAAAAGTCTTGGCTATCTCTGTTAGGTTGCCAAGTCCAGCCCTCAGCCGTAAGCAAACGCCTCAGCGCTTTCGCTATTTTTCCATAGTTGCGCTTTGAATATACATCAAAGTCATAAACCGGCACGACTCCACTAATTTCGTCGTCGCTTGAATAGCTGTTCATTGTGTCGCTTTGACCGTAAACGATATAAGAGTCAGCACCGCCGTCGTAAACAAGATAATCAAAATCAACCGGCTTGCCGTCTACTCGCAAACGGCTTAACAAGCTGTTAACCTCTTGATTTAAAATCATCTTACTCAGTCCCCTTTGATATACTTCTCTTGCTCTTTCAACATAGCTTGCTCGATTTGTGTTTGGTTAAAGCTCGCCCTAAAGAATGACTTTTTGGGATAGCTCGCGCCCGAGCGTCCATACTCGAAAAGGTTAGCGACTAAAGGCGCCGGCGTTACCTGTTTCCACCTGTTTACAAAGTAGCCACTAATTACAACTTGTTGATTAATGCCGTCATCCGTTGGAGTCTTGTAAACCTTTGAGACTTTGGCGCCACTGTCAACTACTTTTTTAAGCTCTCTCGGCATTTTGCCGTTAACATTGTTGCGCACAACGTCAGCCCCAGCCTTAACCATATCGCTAAGCATTTTGTTGGTATCTATTTCAAGCTGTTCAAATTTTTTAATTAAGTCTGTAGGTAAGCCCCCGACAAAATTAGCCAACTCAAACACCCCCTTTGATAGTTACCTCTTTAGCTTGTAGCTCGAGCACTACGTCAGCCTCGTCTACGTTATTGATATATTGTATCTCGTAACGCTTACCCTTAAACCTGATTATATCAGTGTTTAGAATTTCAATAGCGGGATAGCGAATAGTAAAATTTGTCGTAGCCTTGTCAAAGCTCGTGCCGTTAGCGATAAGAGTAAAGCCCTTTGTCGTTTTGACTTGAGCATAAGGTGAAAGAATTACAACCGGCTCGGAGTGCTTAAAGCCCTCCGAGTCAGTTATAACGGTCTCTCTTACTATCTCTATCTTGTGCGAAAAGTCGCCCGCGTTCTTTACAATAGTCATAACAGATTTATTGAGTGTAAGCCTAAGATAGCCTCGACTACCTTGTTAACGTTTGAGTTGTCTACATAGTAAGCTCGATTGTCCCACATATCTTGAGCTAAGACATAAACAGCGATAGTAACATCTTTGTAATTGTCTAAAGCCTCGATTGTTTGACCGGTAAACTTTACGACATAATCTTTACAGGCTTGCAAGATTGTCGCTAAAAGTTTGGTGTCGTCCTCTGTTGGTGTAAGCCTAATATAGTCAGCTAAGTCTTGAGTCGTTAACTCGCTTATGCTTTTGGCTGTCGGCGTGTCCGGCATAGCTCTTAACCTCCTACTTACTTCTTAGCGCTCGGGCGTCCCCTCTTGGCGGGCTTTGCCGTCGGCTCAGCCTCGGGCTCTTTAACCTCGTCCGGCTCCTCGTTGTTTTCGATAACAACGTCAACCGGCTCGGGCTCAGCCTCGGGCTCGCCTCCGATAATCTCAACAAAGCCACCCTTTGAGAGCGCTGTAGCGAGCTCGGGAGTAAGCTCCCGAGTCTCGCCCTTTTTCATATTTTGAACACTTACAAAAGTCTTTAAAGCTTTACACAACATAAGACTAATACCCCCCTTTTACTTACGCGCCTGTGCTAATCTTGAGCACCGCTATCTTCTGATTGTCGAGAGTCTTAGAGTCAAACTCAATCCAACCAACTACGCCGATAGCGTGCTGTGTTGCAAAGCGCTCTCTAAGAACCTCAATGTCGATTTGCTCACTAAACTTAGTGCCAAGTCCGGAGAAGTCGCCGTAAAAGATTGCCTTAGCGTTGTTAGCTACATTCGGCATATTGTCGGAGACATAAACCGGCTTGCCAAGAAGTGTTTTACCAAAAGGCGCTGTAATATCGTCTTGCAACAGATAGCGTCCTACGTCGTCCTTGAGCTTTCTAAGCGCGTTTCTTGTGGCTGTTGACATAATCCACATAGCGTCAGCTTGGTAAACGTCCTTAACGGCGCCTTGTACGTCAATAAGCACGTCGCCGTCAATAGCGCTTGCTGTTACGACGTTAGTAGCGTCGCCGAGTCCAGCAACAGAGCCACCGCCCAAGCCAAGCAAATTCTTTTCGATAAAGCGGGCGATTGCGTCAGCCATTCTATTGACTACATAGCCAACAAGGTCAAAGTCTACGTTGTTAACAAGAGACTTTGAGACTTTTGTAAGAGCGCCGGCAAGGTAGCCTGTAAGGTCTACTGTCGTGAAGTCGCCTGTAGTGCTTGCAAGCTCCTCAAACTCGTTAGCGAAAGCTACCGCTGTTTGTGAGCTAACGTCAGCCGGATAAACAGGAATAGAGAGCTTACCCTTGACGTTATACTTGTCAGACTTCTCGAGAATAGGGCAAATATCATAAACCCTTGCAATAATCTTCTTAGCGATTGTTGTAGGGATAATCTTGCCGTTGTTAGCCGGTGCAAGTTCGCCGTCGCGAGTGTTAACAGTGTTGCGTAAGAATGCGTCAAACTGTCTATACTCTCTGAGCTCTACTTCCTTGTCGCTTTCCTTTGCGCGTGTCTCACCGCCCTCAGCTCCAGCGCCAGCGCCGTCGTTAACCTCAGCGCTTGCCTCGTCTAAGTCCTTATCAATGCCTAAGAAGTCCTTGATAGCCTTAACGTTGTCTCTGATTTCGGCAAGCTCCTGAGCCTCAGCCTCAGTGAGCTCACGCTTTTCAGACTCCGCGACATTTACAATAGACTCGGCTCTTGTAATAAGGTCGTTCATCTTTTCTCTTTGTGCTTTTGCGTTCTTAAACATAATCGAAAAACCTCCTTATTTTGTTATTTTACCGAGTCCCTTAATGTCTTAAGCTCGGCGATTATGTTTTTATACTTAGAGTTGTCAAAGCTCTTAGTACCATTGTCAGCGCCCTCGGGCTTTACCTCGGGCTTTTCGTGCTCGTCCCTCAGCTCTCTTTGAGCCTCGGCTATAGCCTCGTCATTGTCCTCTACCTCTTTAGCGTCCTCTGTAGCGTCCTCAGTTAGCTCTATTTCGTCGTCTGAGCTGTCGCTAATATAAACTTGCTTTTGCTCGCCGTCGGCGCTCCTGACGCTTACCAGCGTGCCGTCATAAGCGGGCGTTTTTTCTCTGTTGAGTAAGCTTACCTCATAAAGGTCTAAATCTCTAACCATTCTAAACGGTAAACCGGTTACGCTGTCCTGTGTTACAGCTACATCCCTGTCGCTAAAGCCAAAGCTCCAGCCTACAAGGTTGCCTTTGCGGGCGTCGTCAATGACTTGGCTGTCAGTAAGCTCGGCGTGAGCTCTTAAGCCTATAGCGTCCTCGCAAAGCTCAAGCTCACCGGTGCCGGTGCC